AATGCAAAAGAGATAGACCACCGGAAGCATTCAGCACTGTTAACAAGGGAATAAACAGATTAAAAGTCTGCAAGGCTTGTTGGGGTGTTAGAAACAGAGAGAGAGCGGCTAAGGCTTATGCTTTGAAGAAAGCTACTCAACCTTGATAAAAACTTCTTCACCGCTTACAAGAGCGTTTGCGACTTTCTCGTATAACTTCTTGTAAGTGTTTACTGAATTCCCCACCATGTCTCTTTCTAAATCAGCACTTGATCCAACCAAGATACAGCCATCTGTATTATAGTCATAATTCCCATAGTGAATATAAATCCATTCAAAGTTAGGCACATCTTGAAGCCAGAGCATACCTTTGTGAAAGTCTCCAAACTTCTTTTTATAATCTTTGTGCATACTGCCGTGTGTTCTTAACTTGATTTTATATAAGCCTCTAGGTATTCGAGTCTCTCCTGCGATTTTCTCTTCTCTGAAAGTATCTTCTAAAGTGAAACATTCCGCAACTTCATCAATTGTAAGTGTTCCGATGGTGGACTTTGCTGAGGTTTTGAATGTTTTTAGTTTTAGGATCATTGCTCTATTACTCTGTTAGGATTGAGCCTGCCGATTATATACTTATCTTGTTCGGTGTTTTTTTTTACAGCTTCCTCTAGTTTTTGGACATCTGCGATATGCTCTGTTTTGTGAGTATCCACATCAAGTCTAAGTTTCTGTATCTCCAATAGCATATAGGTATTAAAAGACAAAACTCCCGTTATTACCGTCCCTATGAGTAAAATTTTCAAAGGACTTAATGGTTTATCTAAGTGTTTCACGATTCTATCCACATCTTTCAGTATCTGGTCTGATACCGTAGCAAGACCCTTTATCGAAATAGCGTTCTCTATTGTGATTTTCTCTACCTCGGAAGTAGTCATGCATACCCTTTTTGTTTATTATAGCATTATTTAATCAGTTATTATGATTTTAGGATAGTATTCTTTACAAATTCTTCCACCACTTGCATTAACTTCATAGCTGATGCTGTCTGTTATCATACCCTCTGTTTCTGCCTCTGTGACTGCTCCGCCATAAAATGCTGTGATTAACCCTAATATTGCTAAAACTAATGTCTCTGTTATTACTATTCCACTTCTTTTCATGTTGTCATTTCCCTTTGTAAGTCAATTAAATCTTTCTGTCTAAAAGAAAAGTTAAAAACTCTCCATCCGCCAATCATTACAGCTATAAAATAAGCTGTTGCCCAAAATATATAGTACAGTCTTTTGTACCATAAGGCACTCCATGCATCTTTCAGCATAAACCAATAAAACAACACATTCGCCATAATAAACTCCAAAGAATCACCGCCGCGCCAGAAATAGAAATCATGCTTATTGCAAGAGGCTAGAAATAAAAAGTTTGGAACTTTGATTATTCCGCCTTTAGAACCACACCCGTTACAAATAAACTTCTTTTGAATTGGGGTAAGATCTTTGTATGTCAGCATTATTTTCCTTTATTAAAAAACTCACCGAAATTTGGCGATGGCGTTACTGTTATTGTTCCGCCCTCACCATCATCTACATCATACGGTGTTTGATCATAGATTCTATCATATATTTTTCTTTTTGGTGGTGATTTTAAAACGGCTTCGTAAGCTCCTAAGTTTTTTATGGTTTGAAGTCTTGCAAAATAACCCACTTTCGTAGTTGAAGCTCTGACTTTAATCATAAACTCGCCATCTTCGTTTGTTACTATAGGTATCTGAGAGTATTTTCTATAATAGCTGTTTTCATCTTGACCTACTAACTCTGGACTTTTTTCGTGAGCCTCTTCTAAAAAGGCTTCGTGGTCTGTTCCCCAAAATATTAAATCTTGCATTATAATGCCTCCCATGAGTGAGCTTTTGTATATATTACTGAGTTTGTGTTTGGTACGCCATCATTTTTACTAGCAATATATGTTATATCTGTTAAAGGTACAGTTAAAATATCAGAGTAATCGCCTGAATCTGTTTCTTCATCATCTATATACATTTTAACTATTCCGCTGATACATTCAATCTTAGCCTCTATTTCTTGTCCTGATGTTATATCTGATATACTTGTAACTCTTTCGTTTACTCCATCGAGTCGCATATCGAATTTTAAAAGGTCATTTTCTATATACAGACTGATAAAATTAGTGCTATTAGTATAGTTTCGTAAAATTTGTTGAAGTACAGAATCTCCTGCCTCAAAATAAGGAGTACCCGTCCACTTCATAGACCAATCACCTGTTAAGTCAGGAATGTTGCTTGCTGTGTCATAGCTTATTATGTCTCCTGATGTTGTTACTGGGGCTGTGGTTGTTGGAGTGTAGCTTGTTGGGAAAGCTGATTCTTTTACTTGCGCGAAATTAGAAAAGACTGAACTAAAGCCACCCGTTTCTGGTCTTATATACATTCTAGCCGTAGTGTTAGTGCTGATATCTTCAAAAGATGCTTTTATTCTAACCCAACCGTCTATTAACAGCTCCCTGCTTAATGATATCAGATTCCCCAATCCACCTGTTATTGTGTAATCTAGTGCATCTGTTGAAAATGTATAATCAATCGTTAAAGTTTGTGGAGTTCCACCAACAAATACACATACCATAGATGGCTTATCACCCACATCTTTTTTTATATCAAGTGAAAAAGAATATACACTATTAGAAGTAATTGAGATATTCTCATTTTCTATTCTGCCATTATCTACTGTTGAAGTAATTTTATAGCATTGAGTTATACCATCTGATGATAGTGTTGCATCTAATGCAGCAGAAGCATTATCTTCCGTCCATTTAGCATTTGTTAAATCTTCACTATATGTTAGGATGTTTGTACTTTCACAGCTCCCTCTCATCCCCTCATTTTCATAAACTACTTCGTCTATGTCTGCTGTTTTTAGAGTTAAGTAGTCTTTGTCTATGTAGGTTGCTGCTGTATCTCTTTCATGGTATGCACTTCCTGAGCCTTTTATAATTGATAGTGGGTCAACACCTAGTTGGAAGAAAGGAAATGATGTCAGCCCAAGAGGTGAGCCGTTAATAACTTTCTCTCCCTCTACTGTCCAGTTTATTATATTTTGGTCAGCATTCGACTCATTGTGAGATATTGTATGTTGACCCATGATTATAATATGTTGGTGAACATCATCATCTGGTTCAGTTATATAAGCCATGTCACTGCCTGTATCATCATCTGCCTGATTTGCAGTAATGGTCACTAAGTTTTTATTCATTGTCGTGCCAAAACTTGCACCTCTTTTTAGTGTAGAACCGTCTCTAATTTGAGTTATATTTACCTCATTGAGGGTTTTACCCATTTCTTGAAGAGCGCCTGAAAGTAAAGCCCCGCAAGATGTCCCTGTGTTGTTTGCTTCAAAAAATGAAACTCTTACTATTTCTCCTATGTTTGGTAAGTCTACAAGCCATGCACCTCTATAGCCATCATAGAAAGTTTTTGTTTGAGTGTATCCATCTAATACATCATCTGTTATTGTTGTCCTTAGGTCTGTTTGAGATACAAAAAGATTGCTTGCATCTGTTGTTACCATCCATATTGCTAAGTCGCCATCTGGTGTTGTTGGTTGGTCGAATCCTGTCGGTACTGAGATTACTTTTGCTGTGGTTTCTGGAAAGTGGCTTATCTCCGCAAGTGCTGTAGGAGTTGCGATATTTATAGATGTAATATTGTCAGAGTGAGAACTTACAATAAATGCTTCTGTTCCTAAAATATCAATTCCTATTGCTCCATTTGTACTAGAGTTTGACAAGCTGTCTAGCTCCGCTAATGCTGTTGGAGTTGTAATATTTATAGATGTGATAGAATCACTAACTTGACTCGTCACATAAGCTTCTGTGCCGTCTATTGCGATTCCTGTCGCCCAAGTTAGACTAGAAGAAGTGTAGCTGTCTAGCTCCGCTAATGCTGTTGGAGTTGTTATGTTTATAGATGTGATTGAATTAGCGGCTATACTTACAACATAAGCTTCTGTGCCGTCTATTGCGATTCCTGTCGCCCCATTTAAGTTTGCGGAAGTGTAGCTATCTAGCTTCGCAAGTGCTGTAGGGGTTGCTATATTTATTGATGCGATTAAATTACCTGCTGTCACATAAGCTTCTGTTCCATCTATTGCGATTCCCCTTGCAGTTGATCCAACATAAGAAATTGCATGCAATTCTATTAAAGTGGGTGAATTTGATATATCAAGCGAAACTACATCCCCATTTGTAAATGTACTACCAGCCACATAAGCCTCTGTTCCGTCAATAGCGATTCCTGTTGCGTACTGTAGGCTTGAAAAAGTAAAATTTCCTATTTCATCTAATGAGGTTGAATCCGAAATATCTATTATTGTTATTGTTCCTTTTGTGCCTGTTGAGCCTGCTATATATGCTTTTGAGTTGCTGATTGCAATATCTGCCACATTCTTTATGTTTTCGCTGAAAAGTTTATCAAGTTCTCTAACATTCAATGAATCAGAAATGTCCAGTGATGTTATTGAGTTTGATTCTGAACTTATCACATAGGCAATATTTCCGTCAATGCGAATTGCCGATACACCGTTTAATCCCCCGCTTGTTTTTGTATACTCTGGATAAATATAATTATCCTTGCTTGCTGTTAAGATTGTGTTATCAAAAGTCCAGTTTACATTTTGTTTTGTGTAGGCGTTTTGTGCGTACCAACTTCCTTTGGATAATAGATAGTTTTCATCACTCTCTGTTAAAACCAAGCCATCAATTACACCATTTTTAGGGGCGACAACATCTACTGTTACTGCACCGGCTTTTATGTTTCCTAAAACTAGAGTATCGCTGTCGCCTTTTTCAAATTCTACAATTCCATCATCATCCCATACTGTTTCTGTGGCTTTTTTAAAATCTAGCATTGCGTAAATGTTTGAAACTTCCCATTTAAACCATAAGTCTGGATTTGAAAGAGGCTCGTTATTGAGATTATCTTCACTCATTGAGCGGTATAAATAGTTGCCGACTCTTACTGTAGAAAGATAAGTGGGATTAGATACCTCTGATTCAGTTTCGTATGTTGTAGTTGAACTCCACTCTGGGTACAAGCTTATAATATTGCTTCTTGATAAAGTCGTTACTGTTTGTTTTGAATTTTTCATTATGGCGTTACCTTTAGTCCGTATGCTACTATTCCATCATCATGAAACAAATATGTGCTTGCTGAATCAAAAGCTATCTCGGTGAATTCTTGCCATACTCCGGATACATTAGGAGATGGGTATGTAACTCCTGTTTTTGTTACTGTGTATCTAACACCTCTGACAATAGAGCGAGCAACTTTCAATGTCTCATCTGCATAAGTTTCTTGATTTCCATCTTCATCTAAGACTTTTCCGTATTGGAGAGTTCCTTTTACTAAAACAACAACTTCCATGCCTGTTGGTATATCTGTTGTTTTATAGCTTTGTCCTGCTACTACTTTAATGTGACCAATTACTTCAAAAACTTCTGCTTGTGCCATTATGCTGACTCCTCTGATAAGATTTTATTTGTGTTTTCTGTGCCTTCTATTTGTTGGTCTGCTTTATTTATAAGTCTTACTAAATAAGTGTTTGATTTTCTGAGTTCGTATATCATATTGTCTTGCTCATTTGATGTACTGCTTGTTGTCGTCATTTGGCTTGGTACAGAAAGGCTAGAGACTTCCATAGTGCTTAGCGCTGCTGTTGTACCGGGTTCTGATGAGGTTGATAGACTAGCACTTATATCTTTAAGCACTTCCCAATTTAATTTAGTATAAGAATATGTGCTTCGTGTCCAATTTGCGGTGTTTGCTGTTTGGTATCTAATTCCCCATAGATAATCATCATCTTTTAGACTAGAAACTTGCGCGGCTGTTTCGTCTGTCGCATTTTCTATTTTTTCTAGTGCTACAAGATTTCCACTTGCATCATAAAGAAGTCTAGTGTCCATAACCCCGTCGCCGTTAGTGTCTATCTCTGTGAGAAGTTCGTTTGATGTTCCTATTGCTGATAGCTGATTGTTGAGTATAGTAATCTGATTTGCTAAAGAATTTAACTGCTCTCTTGTGTTCTCTTCTATTAATTTTAAATAGTCAATCTGGTCAAGCGTATTATCTTCAAGCAGCTCAAATTGACGAGCCGCCACGCCCTGAGCGAAAAGCATATCTCTTTCTATATTTCCAAATGCACTAACATCACTCAACACTCTAGAGAGGGCGATTGTATCGCTAACTGATTTAGAGAAAGCTTCATAGTCTGATGTTAAAGAAAGCTCTTGTGTTTCTTTCATTGATGCATAAAACTCTTGCAGCGTGTAATCTGCTCCTAGCGTTTGCCCTCTAAGTGAACTAACTATGTCTTTTAGCGATTTAAAAGACCCCTCTAACATAGAAATTTGACTAACCACATTAGAAAGATACTCATTTAGTGCTGATTCTTGCTCTCTATAAGCGTTTATTTGAGATGTTAATGCGTTTCTCTGTGCCTCTTCTTGAACTCTAATCGCTTCCTCTTGAAGTCTGATTGCTTCTTCCAATAAACTTTGTCTATCTTCTTCATCGAATATTTGCTGTAAAAGTAGCTTGTTCCCCTCGTCAGTCAATTCATTCATTTCGTATTGTCGTCTTAATGCTAAATTTTCGATAGCATCTGTTGTTTTTAACAGTAAAAGTTCTTTTTCTAGTGATGTTCTTGTTTGTGCTACTTTTTCAGCAGCTTCATCAAGGATATCAATGAGTTCTGCCATATCTTCGCCAGCTTGGAAGTTTGTATCACTCCATATCTCTAAGACTCTTGTATTATCTTCAAGAACACCGCCCGCTAGCTTAGTCTCTATTGCGATATTGTTTAACTCTTGCTTCATATCTTTATAAGATTGAATATCAATAGAGTCTGTTATTCCTGAGATTTGTTCATTGCTTAATTTTGAGTAATCAAGTGCTTCTATGACTGTATCTAATATTATCCTGTTTAGTTCATCTGTGTATTTAGATGCTAATTCTTTTGCGACCCCGATATCTTTTGTAAATGTTGTGATTAAAACACTTGCGTCATATTCACCCTCTTTAAATAAATCTCCGCCCTCTGGTATATTGAAGTCAAGTCTTGCTTGTGCTAAGTCTGCTTCCTGAGTTGATACGGTGTCCATGATGTTTGATATTTGAGTCTGCAACACTTCTATTTGTCCGCCTATTGAAGTACCGATATTTCCAAAATCTTCGAGTGCTTTACTTGCACTTTCTAAGCCTTTGATAAAGTCGTCAAACTTTACATCTGGGGTTGCGGCTTCACTTAATGCTCTAAATGATGATGCTTCTGTTACTGATGTATTTGCAACACTTCCACCACCACCACTTATGTTGCTAGAGCCTAAGATGTTTGCAACTGAAATAGCCATTGCTGCCATTCTTGCTATTGCTGTGTACGGATCGCCTTGACCTTGTGTAAGAATTGCTACTGCTCCGGCTGCGATTGCTGCTAACTCTGAGGCTTTTTGTAGCATCTCTTGACCTTTTGAGCCCTCTTTCGCTCCGTTTGCTGTTACTGCTATTAAGTGACCTGTAGCGGTGATTTGATTGCCTAGTTCGTTTGTTTTTTCTTCTTCTAAATTGTTTCCGTATCCCGCAAAGTCAATATTCTTGGTTAATGCTTTCGCCATTTCTTTTACGGATTCAAGATTTTCTTCTCTTAGTGCATTTTCTTCTGCGAGTAAATCGTTAATGCTTGTTTGAAAACCTAGCAAGTCCTCTTCTATTTGTAATTCTTCTTGCGATATTTTTACTGTTTCTTTTTTTAATTCGTTTGTAGCACTTGTAGCAGATTCCTCTTGTTTTATGAGAGAGATTCTTTCTTCTACTGTAACATTCCATGCCTCAAAAGCATCTGTTACCTCTTTGGCTTCTTCTTTTAGACTTTTTGTAAACTGTACTTGTGCATCTGTTGCTAAGTTAAGCTGTGTAAGTGTTCTTGTAATTGAATCATCATCAAAAATAGCACCACCACCAAGAGCCTCAGAGGCTTCATTTGCTAAGTCTTTTAAGTCTAGCGTTAATTCAGCGATAAGGATTTTAAAAGCGTGTAGTGATGCTTCTGGAATAGACATTAAGCCTGTTATCCCAAGTTCTGCACTTTCTTGTAAAAGATTAAAGCCGTCTACCATTCTGCTGATAGTTGCGTATGTGAACATAGCAAAGTTTGCAATAGCTACTTGGTTATCGTCGAAAGTGTCAGCTAACCCCGTGAGCATATTAGATAAGCCCTCTGTCGCACCTGTCACATCGTTTATCGTTCCAACTGTTTGCATAAAAGCGTTGCTTACTTGTGTTTGACTTTGTGCTACTGTTACGGTCATTTTTGAGAATTCGCTATGTACCGTGTCCGCTTGGTCAACCAAAGCATTCACAATTATTTCTGAGGTTAATTTCCCCTCTTTTGCCATTGCTCTTAATTCGCCAAGATTAACACCTAAAGAATCGGCTAGTGCTAGAGCAACTCGCGATCCATTTTCCATGATAGAATTAAATTCTTCACCTCTTAGTACACCACTTGCTAAACCTTGTCCTAGTTGAGTAATAACACTTGAAGCTTCTTGTGCTGATGCACCTGAAACGATAAGAGCCTCATTTACTGTCTGTGTTACTTTTAAAAGGTCTTCTTGATTTGTGCCAAGTGATTTAGTAGCACGAGCCATTCTTGAATAAAGGTCAGCCGTTGCAGTAAACTCTTGCCTTGTAAGTTGAGAGATTTCGAAAAGTTCTTTTTGAGCCTTTGAAAATTCCTCTGTTGAGTCGGTAGCTAATTTTAAGCGACTGTTTACTAAAGACCATGAATCTGCATAGCCTATAATCTTTGTAACTCCAAGAGCAGCAACTATTGAAACGACTGCTGTTTTCATCCCCATAAGAGAGGTAGTTGCTGTGTTGGTTGTTTTGGTTAGCTTTGTTGTAGAGTTATCTGCTTTACCGGCAGACTTAGAGAGCTTGTCTAAATCCGTTGAAGATTTACTTATCTGTGTTGAGTCACTTTTTAGTATGAGTGAGTGAATTTCAGCCATTTTAGCTCCCTAGTTGTGTTTATACGGCGTCTCGTCGTTAATATCCCTCTTCTGTAGCTGTGAAGCAAACTCAGAGGATAGCTTTTTAATAACTTCTGCTTCCCAAGGTGTCAGGTCGGTAGCTGTTAAGTTGCAGTAACTTTCTATCTCACTATATGGTAAGCCGTGTCCATCGCTTGTAGTGTATCCCAAGTCTTGCAGATACCCCACAACATATTCAAAGCCCTCAATGTCTGGCTGTTCTAAAAGCCTTTCATTGTTGGCGGCACTTAGCAATATCTCCCTTGAAACTGTTTGCTTCTCAGGAGTTACACTTAACCAAGCAAGATGTTTTACAAAGAGGCTTAGTTGCTCTCTTCCGATTGCAAAAAATTCTGTTCGTCACCTATGAAAGAATCTACTTGTTTTCTTAACCAAGGAATCTCTCTATAAATACGCTTTGCATTTTCTACATTGAAAGGAACTTTTTTACCTTTTTCTTCTATGTTTTTCCAACCCGCTGTTACACTTGAAAGTAACTCTAAACCAGCACTTTCAATCTCTTCAATAGAAATATCTTTGCGTTTACGATTGCGTTTTGAGATAGTGCCTACTGCTTTTTTATATGCAACTGTATCAGCACCATAAACTTCAATGGTTATATCTGTATCAGCACCCGTTTGAGGGTGACGAACTGTTAGCGTTGATGTTTCGCTAATCTTTACTGATAGTAAATCCATTAAGGAGCTGCCACTTCAACAAGTACGCCTGTCCATTCTACAGCCATTGCATTAGCTTGAACTGTATCTGCTGTACCGTTGTTTTTTGGTGCGCCCATTACAAGACCTACTGTATAATCAATAGCACCGTTTGAGTATTCAACTTTAAATGAATATTCGTTATCGGACAATACTGCTGCTGCTACTAAAATCTGCCATGCATCTGTTGGAACTGTTGCAAAGTTACTTGTACCTGCACCGTATTGTTTTTGACCTTTTCTCTTAGAAGTATAACCCTCTGAAAGTAAGTCGTAAGAAACTAGATTTGCTGATGCACCGACTGATGGTAAATCCGTACAGCCTCCAACTTCTGTGAATGAAAGAGCTTCAAAGCCCGCTGTATCGTTTGTTGCCGGTAATCCTGCTGAAATGTAAAGCTTTCCGCCCGCTATTGTGACTAGATCCGCTGAAGTAACTGCCATGATAATTCCTTTTTTTAAGTTATGTAATTATATCATATAAATAACTAGGCTAAAACTTGATTATAGGTTATCGTTACCGGAACTTTCCATTTGCCCTCTTCTGTAGTAAAACCATTTGAAGCGTATGAAGATTTGTCTATCCTAATATTAGAAGTTGGAATAACTGTGTTTCGAGGAAACGAGGCTATAACTAAATCAACTATTTCCACTGAATGTATCGAGCCTATGCCTTGCTTGGTGACTACATCTATCTGAATTATCCCGCCAATGTGTTTGACTTCGGTCAAGCCTATATCGTCAGGTTTTGCGGGTAAAACATGAACAGATAAGTAATCATCAGGAATAGTTCCCTCGCTGATGTTTGGATAGAAGATATCAGGTAGTCCGCTTAGTCCTTCAAGGTATGTGAAGATGGAGGTTAACAGTATAGTTTGTGTCATTTTGTAGCCTTATTTTGTTGTTCTGAACGCTCTTAGTTTTGCTCTCGCGTCTTGTATCGAGACTCTGACCATACCTTTAGGACTTTTAACCTTAGAGTGTCCGTATTCTATCGCATGAGCATATATTAAATTGTTAGTAAGATAAAACACTTTTCCCGCTGACTTTAAAGCGTCTGTCTCAACTTCTTTTATCTTTTCTTGCTCTGCTACAATGCTAAGTGTTGCTACGCTTGACGGAATGTCAAAAGAGGGCATCCAATTAGAAATAAGTCGCCCTTTATCTACTGGAGTCTTTTTAATGATGTCAGTTGTTAGCTGTAAATTGACTTGCACCACTGCTTTATCAATACTGACTTTTGTTCTCTTTGCGTAGTTTGCTATATCTTTTGAGAAGGACATTTTTACCTCCTGAGCTGTGCTTTGAATATTATCTTAATATCGCCTGTTTGAATAGTGTCAACATTCATAACTTTATAATCAATGCCATCGTCTAGGATAAAGTCAGTCAATGAGATTTCTTCATAAGAGAGAAGCTTTTTGTCAGTAGCAAGAATAAGAACATTATCTATCTCATTCTTTGAGAAGTTTGTAAATACAGCGGTAATAGTGGAAACTACTTCTGATTGAGTAGGATTCCACTCCGTACCGCTGTTTGTCACTACTTTTAAAGTAATTTCTCGACCAAATTCGTCTATAAGACTTTTCGCTGTTGCTGTTACACTCTCATAGTCAAATTTAGCCATAATATCAATACTCGACTAACGAAGCTTCTATGTCCGTGCCGCCTGTAATCTCAATTACACCAGTTAGATATTTTTCTATAGTGCTTGTTCTGATTACCGCTGTTTCACCAATTGCGATTGAAGCAGTAGTATATCCGGCAGAAATATCAAGATTCCCCGCACCTGAAACTGAAACTGTTGATACAGCATCGCCTAAAATGTTTGGAGTCAATGCGCCTGCTGATTCGTTTCTAAGCATAAGGTATTGATTCCCTCCACCTACATAAGTAAATGTGTCTGAGGCTGTTAATGTAGTCTCTGTTATGATTGTTTCGCCGCTTCCGCTCGCATCACTTGCTGTAATTGTTGCCATTGTTGAATCCTTTTTTTGATTTGTCTAATTATATCACATATAAAAGAGAGTATAATTTAACCAAGGATTTTTAAATGATTGAATGTTACGATAATATCCCTGAGTTAATTTCTTTTGCTTTTTTGTCTGCTTTATCTTTTATAGCAATGTTAAACTATTCGCTAGGCTCTAACAACATTAAGTCCTGAGCCTTGCACAAACGGTCTGAGAACATCATTCAATTGCGTATATGTAGTTGATTCACTTGCGAAATCTTGATACTCAATTTCTATAACATCAACTTTCTTGCTTTTCACTGCTTTTTCTATTGTCGGCTGTAAGTCGTTTCCGCCATCAACTAAAAGAGCCGCAATGATTTGAGAAGTTTTTATACCGTCTGGAACTTCATCGCTGTCATATCCTGTTATTACTCTTGGGAATTGCAAGGCTTGGTCTGTGTCTGTTTTATAGCCTTTGAAGTTTCTTGTTTCTATATAATCCATTGATTTGATTAAAAGGACTGTCTTATCACTCGCTAATATAGTTATGCCTCTATCTGTTGCATAAGTTGTTAATTCCGCCTCTGTAACATAAGAGTTTGTTCCTACTACTATAACTGCCATGATAATTCCTTTTTATAGTCTTATCTATACCCTCAAAGAGAGTATAGTAAAATTACTTTTCAGTAGTCTTTTTAGCTGTGGTTCTTTTAGCTTTTGGAGGCTCTTTAAAATAGTCCCCCGTTGCTAACCACTCTTTAGCATCTACGGCGTGAGGAATGTTGATTGCCTCACCTTTTTTGTCGTAGATAGTCATAACTATATCTTGCTAACGAAAGCGGTATAAGTAACGGCTGTTGCTGTCGTTCCTATTTGGTCGGCAGTTATTCTAAAATAATCTGCACCTGAAACAAGACCCTCTAGCTGTTCCGCTGTAAAGCCGATTTGATATTGACCCGCTGTTGCCGGAAGCTGTACGATATTCCCAACTTGAACATAAGTACCACCTACTGCATCAGAAGCCTCTAAAGCTAAAGTGTAGTAGTTTGAAGCATCGACTGTTCCTGATGATGCTGTCGTGTTGATTACTGCTACATAAGATGCTGAGCCTAAAGCCAAGCCGTCAATGTTAGCACCTGTACATGAAGCATCTGTTGTTACTGCCTCATCTTCTACGATTAAACCTAATAAGTCAAAAGTTTTATTTGCCATGTTATCCCCTTATTATGCAGTTGCTGCTGCATCTGTGATTTTGCTAAGTCTAGCAGCTGAACGAGGAGCGAATACACCCATTCCAGAATACCACTCAACACGAGTTCTAAAAGCTGGTTTAGTTTCAAGCTCACCAATGTCACGAACATCCATTCCGCCGTTTTCAAGACCTGATACCATACCGTCACCCATTGCTACGATATAAACAGAAGTTGTTGTATTTGTTTCCGTATAGCCTAAGATTTCATTGTTTTCATTGTCTTTATCAGCAATTAGAATTGGAATATCATTGTACGCCGTAACTTGGCGACCAAATTCATCTAAAGAATAAGTGATGTTTCCACCTACCGCTGCCGTTCTTGCTGCAACTGTTAAGCGTCTACGAACTGATTTGCTCATAATGATATGAGTAGCACCGTCAACCGCATCAATAGCTTCATCAAGTTTCGCAAGAGATAGTCCCGCACCTGTAGCGTGGTTAAGAATAAGAGCATCTCCCGTTAAACGAACTTGTAAACCGTCAAACTCACGAGGCTCTGTCGAGTTGTCACCTTTGATAAAAGTTTTAGTCCATGAAAGAGAAAGTGCTTTGATCTTCATTCCCTCTTGTACTGCTCTTTGATCTTCACCCATTGTATCAACAATAAATTTATCTACATCTAAATCACCACCGGCGATTGTCAATGATTCAACTTGCGGATTGATAATCCCTGTTGATTCTGTATAAGATTCGTTTACACCACGGAAACCGATTCCCGGCAATGTTTCTTCTACATTATACTTAAGTGAATTCCCTTGAATACCCGTGAAAGGTAAAACTCTTAGAATATCAGAAGTTTCTGCAAAGCGTTCCAAAACCCCCTGTCTGTAAACGTCGCCGCTATTAAGCTTGGCTGCCTCTAGTAAAGTTAAAGCCATTTTTATTTCCTTTTTCATTACTGCTACATTAGTATCAGTTCTATGTTTTAATCTTCTTTCATTAGCAAATCATTGTAATTATAGCATAGTTACAGTATAATATAAATCTAAGTTGAGACCTTTAGCGGGGTCTCGTTTCATAGACTTAGAAAATATAACTTAGGGCTTCAATATGAAAACTTGCTCAAAATGTAAAAACACAAAAGAATTATTAAATTTTCCAAAAAGAAAAGACTCCTTAGATGGGTATAGAGGACAATGCTATCCATGCATTAATGCTATTAAAAAAGATTATATCTCTAAAAATAAAGAACATTTCACCAAAAAAAGAAAGGAATGGGAAACAGAAAATAAAGAAACTTTAAAAAAAGCTAAGAAAGAATATTATATTGCTAATAAAGAGCATATTTTAAAAAGAATAAAACTTCATCAATCTGAACATAGAGAAGAGAAGATTACCTATCTCGTTGAATATAGAAAAAATCATAAACAATTAATAGCACAAAAAAGAAAAAAGAAATATTTAGAAAACAGAGAGAATTATTTAATTAGCAATAGAGAAAGATTGAGAATTTCTACCCTAAAAAGAAGAGCGATTAAAAAATCTACTGAAGATGGAACTGTTAATAGAGAGTCTTTATCTGCATTAAAAATAAAACAAAATTATAAATGTTACTACTGCAAAGAAAAACTAGATTTTAGCAGTAAGAATGGAACTCATTTAGACCACGTTCAGCCATTATCTAAAGGCGGAGTTCACACTTTAGATAATGTTGTTTGGAGTTGTAGAGGTTGTAACTTATCAAAAGGCGCTAAAAATCCAATACAGTTTGCTAATGAAATCGGACGTTTATTTTAAAGCCTTTTTTAAGCACTTCCTCTTCCAGCTTTCATCTTCTCGCTAGGACTTAAATTGCTTGTATCTTGATGACTTCCGCCACCACTCTTATTCCCACCTGCTCCACCGCCTGAATTATCAGCAGCACCGATATAGTGCTTTCCGGCTTCGCCTGCCCATTCTGTCATAAAATCAGTAAGAGGCTTATCACCTACTACTGCTTTATTGTCTGCGATTGATACTTGACCTTTTAAGAGTGCTTTCGCTGCATCCATGAAATGCGGCAAAACACCTACTTTTGCCAAACTATCCGTTAAACCGCCATCCACTATAACATTGTGAAGATTAGTATTTAAACCCGTATTTGATTCTGTGAGTTTCACAATCTCTTTATCACGACCTTTTAATTCGTGTTCCATTTTCTTGCTTGACTCTTTCAAATCATCAAACTCATCTTTAAGCTTATAATACTTGTCACTATCAATATCGCTCTCTCTGTTCGCTTTACGCTCAGTTTTAAGCTCCCCTAAAAGTTCCTTGTTCTTGCTCGCCAATGCTGTTACACTGTCTTTCAGCTCTGAAAGCTCTGCTTCCATATCTTCAACTGTTTTTGCCATTTTTCTATCCTCTGGATAATTTAATAGATGACACTATCATCTGTTGCTAAAATTATAACATATCTCACTTATTCACATCTTATTCACATGCTATTTATTGCTACTTATTCACATAACATTAAGAGAAATCCGTCATACACTTGCTTAGTTATTCACATTGAATTTTTATAAATGTGAATAAGATGTGAATAACTATAAATATGGCACTTATTCACATTTACAACTATTTCTTTTTTAGATAAACTTACTATGTTCGGAAAATAAATCTACCATAAGGATAGTGATGCATAAAGTATATGAACTGAGTAAATCTACATGGAATACATTAAAGAACGATGTTGTTAACAATAGTCTTAGTAGTGTTCAGATGGATAAGAAATATATATTATCTTCTAAACAGATATGGTTTTTATATGATGTGCTGCTCCAAGAAAAGTATAATCACTTATATAAAAGAGAAAAGCTAGTTAATCCAAAAGTAGGCGATTTTGTCTATTGTGATTATGAGGGCTTTGGTAGAGGCACGATAAAAAGTTTCTCATTAGATAATACAATCATGGTAGTGAAGTTTGACAAAAGAGACTTAACCACATTTTGTGATAGTAAATTAATGGTTACTATTTTTGATGATGCCAAAAGGAAGATAACAAGATTATAATAAACACCTCTTTAATACATGCAGCTTAAAGAGGTGCAGGAGGAAGAATGTCGTCCTTAATTGGACTATGTATTATAGCATTATTTTAAATCTTTTAGCTAAGTTAAATATTTGTTGGACCAATGAATTCCATTTGAAATCTTTCTTATCGTATCTTTGCTAACATTATATTTTTTCATAACTTCTCTTATGTTAGATTTGTGATTGCCAACTTTTTCATAATCGTTTTTTATTCCTTGCAATTCTTTAAATCCATTTACGCCTGTTGCTTTAAATTTTGCTAAGAGCAATTCATCTTTTTTCTTTTTATACTTTCCGTGGCCCGTCTTTTTTCCTTCTTTCCCATGGCATGATATACACAAAGGTCTTAGGTTAGTAATTTCATTTGCTTCTTTTTCAGTATCAAAAGAATGGTATGTAATAATATGGTCTATGTGAATGTCCATCCCATATTTGTTTTTATGGTCCGTTCTGTTGATTTTGCATTTTTCGCAACAGTGTCCTTTAATTTTAAAAACTTCTTCTCTGATGGTGGCCCAAGATGAACCTCTGCTGTTGTGCTGTGAAATTCCACCAGCCCACATAGGGTGTTTTTCTCCTAGAAATGCTTTTGATATTTTATCTTTTCTGTTTTGGTCCGTTCTATAAAACTCATAATGACACTTCTTTGAACATACTTTTTTAAATGGTCTTATTATTGTGAAGCCTTTTTTATTGTTTGCTTTTCTATACTGGAAGGCACAAAACTTTACATCACAGACTATACATGTTAAAACTCTTTCTTTTTTGGTCCTGCACTTGCTAGAGCAGTAATTATTATCGTATTTTATAGATGTTGTTTGCTTTTTAAATTCTTTTCCACACTTTGCACATTCTATTGTGCTGAATTTCATCTTATGAGATAGTAAGTAGCATTCTCTATTGCAAAATTTATTTTTTGCTTTTGTTATTATTTTGTTGCATTGAGTACATTTGTTATGTTGTTCCATTTGTAGGTCCTAATCAATCATTTTCTAATCATTTAATGGATGAGACCCCGCTAAAGGTCTCGATGATTAGAAAAATATTATATTATTATTTAGCTATATTTTCGCTTTAATTCAGAAATAGACAAAACGCTTCCACTTTGATTAACTAGGTCCGAAAAAGTAATGGTCCCTTTTTTATATAAATCATATCTGGACCTCCCTAAATATTCTTCTTGGAATGTACTACTTTTTCCTTCAAACCACTTATTAAAAGTAATTTTACTTGATACTGCCCCATCCATCGAAGCCCTTGTGCTTTCAGGGACTTTACCTTTAAGTGAGGCTTTCATGTTCTCCCATGCTTTGATGATAGGGACCAAAATGCTCCTACAATTGAAATGAAGAGGAGGCACTCTATAATTATTTTGCTTGCCTAGTGTGTTGAGTCCTTTTTTTTCAAGGTCCCATGCTGCCCCATCTCTTGAACTACAAGTCAGGGAAACTCTAGAATCAAGTACTGAAACATGCTCATAACCGTCAATCACATCGCTATTCTCTTCATATACAGCTTGTCTCGCTTGATTACTGACTGTTGAAACTGCTGTCCTTGTTATTGACTTGGCATGATTTATATTTGTGTTCATAACATTTTTAACACGCTCAACGATGTCCCGATTTGTTTCACCTGATACTACACCGATTTTTATTTGTCTTTCTAAGTCTGTTTGAATTGACTTCTCTAATGATCCGAACCAATCAGAAATTGTCGCTCCCTCCATTAAAGAAGTGTTTACAAGTTTTTTGATAGTTGATTCATTTACTACTTTGCTCATAATGTCATATCCGGCTACTGAATTAATAGAGGTCATCATAAATGTAGCTTCTTGACTTGCTAGGTCTGCTAAATCGTCATAAATGTTTAGAGATGGTGTCACACTTGATTTTATCTCTTTGATGATCTTGTTCATGTTCTTGATATTCATTTCAGGATAGCTTCTTATCTTTGCTTCTATCTCTGCAAGAATTTCTTTATAGACTAAAGCCACATCATTACTAAGACCGTTTTTAACTCGCTCTAGTATTAAAGCTCTTGTAATTGAAATATCGGCTAATGAGGTTGTTATATTAGCCATTTACCAACCTGTTGAAATATCGTAGCTTTGAAGTGTTGCTAAATCTGCACTATCTAGAGCTATGTCGTGAGCCATTTCGTTGTCGTATGTGTTTGACTTATGGTTTCCTACTGCATCATGTATCGCCAGAAGTTGAGCGTTTGTTACTTTCTGCCAACCTGTAGCACTTGGGTAGCTTAGTTCTTTGTTTGGGTTTTTATCAGAGAAAAATGCTGCATTGCTTAGTTTTGATTGTCCGGCTTCTGTGGTATCTACTTCTATCTCACCGACTGTAATGCCACCTATTTCAACTTCATTAGATTTAGTTTTAAGCTGATTTTTTAGCTTTGTTCTTAAATCCTCTATAGGTAAATCTACTAAGACTTTAGGCTCAGTCCATAAACCATTTATTATACTGCCTACTTGTATCTCTATTTTTTGATGATTCGCTGGTGTAGGTGAGCCTACTATCGCTATCTTATATAGACCTAAATCATTTAGCTGTGTGTCTGTTATCTTTTCAAGCAAATATGCCTTTCTATTTTCATCTCTATACTGTTTTGTTTTGAAGTTCTCTTTTTGTTTTGTGTTGTTGTTGTATAAATACATTTATTCCCCTTATGTTATGTCAATTGAAGTTATTGAATCTGCTGTATAACTCGCTACATAAGCAGCGTTCCCTGAGATTGCAATATGTCTTGCTCCATTCAAACTAGCTCCCGTATAAAAATCTATCTCTGCTAAATTTTCTGGGTCTGTAATATCTATTGAGGTGATAGAAAGTGAAGTATACCCAGACACATATGCAACATCCCCTGAGATTGCAATTCCATAAGCTCCTGATAGATGTGTAGCACTAGCATAAGAATCAAGCTCCGCTAAATTAGATGGATTAGAAATATCTATTGATGTAATAGCATTGGAATCATAGCAAGCCACATACGCAACATCTCCCGAGATTGCTATATCTTTTGGGTTGTTGAGGTTTGCACTCGTATAAGAATCCAACTCTACTAGGTTTTCTGGATTAGTAATGTCGATTGAGGTAATAGCGTCAGATACTGTACCCACTACATAAGCAACATTTCCAGATATTTCAATTCCGAAAGCACCGTTTAAACTAGAACTTGAATAAAAATCCAACTCTACTAAATTAGAGGGGTCAGTTATGTCAATCGAGGTGATAGAGTCCGATGTAAGACTTACCACATATGCAACATTTCCAGATATTGCAACTCCATAAGCACCGTTTAAATGGGTAGAACTTGCATAAGAGTCTAGTTCTATTAAATTAGACGGGTCAGAAATATCTATTGAAGTAATAGAGTCTGCTACAATACTTACCACATATGCAACATCTCCTGAGATTGCAATTCCATATGCAACATTTAGATTAGAGCTTGCGTGGGAGTCTAGTTCTATTAAATTTGTTGGGTCGGAAATGTCAATGGAGGTGATTGAATCCGCTGTTACACTTGCCACATATGCGACATCTCCAGATATTGCAATTCCTGATGCAGCGTTTAAAGAAGAGCTTGTATACGAATCAAGTAGAGCTAGATTACTGCCTGTCGGCTCACTTTCGCTACCGCCATTCGCACACACCATCATTGACATTATTGAACCCTTCCTATTCTTATATCTGTAAGACTTTCTACAAAATAGCCGAATATTTCAATCCCTGTTAAGTCCGTTGGAACTGTGTCTTGTGGAAAGTAATATAAGCCGTCCCATCCTGTAATGTTTTCCGCTGTTGTAATCGTAATTGTACCACTTTGACCTACACATCCCGTAACCGTTGGAGTTCCCATTGTTGCTGCGGTTGCTGTTAAGGTAAAGTGTGTGCCTGTTCTAAAGTCTATCGTGTTATCTTCTGAGGCTACACTCCCTCTAATTGCACCTGCTCCATTTACATTAGAAGTGACTGTTCCTGCGTTGTTTCTGCCCTCATATACTAGTCCTGCATCGTCTGCTGTTCCCTCTTGTACCGTTAAAGCACCTCTCGTAGAGTCTGTTATGATTTCAGGGTTTGTCGAGTTATCGTACACTTGCTGAACGGTAGCTGTCCCGATGATAGCCGATTGTGTTGCTCCGATGGACGGTCTTTCGTCAACTATCGTTATAATATTTGTGCTATCACCTTTTAATACAAATCTTGCAACAGGTATTAAACTAGAGGTAGCTTGGTCTACAAAAACAGAATAGTCTATTGGTGCTTGTTCTGCTCCTGCTTGTGATGCATATTCAGCATTTGAATACACAAGGAAAAAAACATCATCAGCTTTCGGACTTCTTAGTAATGTGTGTGAAGCATATTTATTATTGCCAAGCGCCACTATGTCTGTGCCATTATCATAGTATTTAGGAATTATTAATGTCGCTCTTGTTTGAACTGTCGGCGCTCCAGAAACATGATACACAGCAGAAGCCTCGATATTTAAACTTCCTGTTATGTCGAGGTGTTTTCTTTGAGCATTATGAAAAGAGCCTGATGTTTGGTCTACTTGTAGTGCATTTGTTGCATTCTCTGAGAAAGTTCCACCTGTTTGATATAACGCGCCAATAACTCCCTCGACCCATTCTCTGTCTACAAAACCGTTTTGACTTTCAGAATATGTTAAGTGCAATGGAGGCTGTAAATCACTTCCTGATCCTGATTGTCCTTGAACTGCTTGCAATCTTGCAAGAGGCAGAATTGTTTTATTTTGCTCTGTTGTGAATTTTGTTTCGCTATAAAGTAATCCAGAGCTATCTACTCCCACCCATGTCGAGCTGTCGCCTGCTCCGATTGTTGGGCTTATTGCTGTCCCGCCGGCATAACTATATCTAGTCCCTTGTATAAAGTAGTTAAACTCTATAATGTCTATCTTTTTTATATCCGTATTTAGAGAAACAATATCTTCTATTGACATAACCCCAGTCAACTCTGTTTCTGCTCCCACTTTATCGGCAAATTCTTGGTCTGTGTATGCTGTTGTGTCGGTTAAGTCTGTAACTGTTCCTGTATCATCAATAGTCTTGATGTGATTATCACTTTCATCTATGTAAACAAAAACTTTATCTGTTGGTGGTGTGCTTGGTGTTGTGGTTATTTCAAATCTTATTTTACTCATTATGTCTCCATTACTTCTTGTGTAATTATATCATAGATACTAAGCGTAAGACCATGTGAAGCCTCCTGCTGTTTTTTGCTTCATGTTGCAACATTTTGATATTGACGCTTGGTCAATCCCTGTCATTCTATCAGCTTCCGACATAGAGACAAACTCTTTAATATAGATGTCATCCATAGAGCATTGAACTACTTTTTTTTGCGGTCTTCTAGAAACAGTCAATTTTCCTTTTCTCATATCATGATAGGCGTTAAATTGATTTTCTCTCCATGTTGTAATTTGAATATTATTAAAAGAATAGCCTATATTGTTATTTAACCTATCTATCGAGGGCTTCATTTCTGTAATAAAGCCACAATTTCTCCAATTACTAAACAATAGATTAAATAGCCAATCATCTAAAAGCCAATTGTGTAATTGTTGTTTTGTATATGACGGAAGAGAATGTCCTCTTTTCTTTGAGGTGTGCTTTTGGCTACTGTACATTATTGAAATAAGCCCATTTTTTGTTCTCGAGTGCTGTTTATTTTCATGCTTGTCACAACTTTTACAGTTTGCTCTTAAGCCAAACTTCCCTCTTTTATGTTTATTAAAAGATGTGTTTATTTTTTCAATTTTACAATTGTTGCATATTTTTGTTTGTGTAGTTTTCATTTGAAGTTCCTAGTTTATGTTTTCTAGTTTTAATGAAACGAGCCACCGCTAAATGGCTCAAACTAGATTTATATTATACCTTATTTTGCTTCACAGTTCAAGAATTAGCCTGCCATCTATTATAAGAGTTGATTGAATGTCTATTTCTCCGTGTACGATTAATTGCTGATTGTAAGGTATGGTTACGACTTTATCTACTAAATCATAGCTAAAATTGTCCGCACCACCTCTTACTGTTGTCATGTGCTTTTCAATCTTAGGTAGTTTTAGTTCTTTTATTGTGCCATCACTTAGAGTAATTACTATGTAGCCGTTCTTTTCGTATATCTCATCTATGCTTAGACCGTCTTCGCCTTTAAGTTCTTCTTCGTGGGTGTTTAGCCACTGATTTACTTTAGTTTGTACTTGCTCGTTGCTTGCATCTTTCCCATCTTCTGGTATAGGGATTTCATCAACAAGTCTTTTTATTTCATTTTCTAATCTTTCATAGTTTACAACTGCGTCATCACCGTTTTTAGGCTTTGGGATTTCACTTACTAACTCTTTGACTTTATTATAAATGATTTCGTAATCTACTGTGGCATCATCACCGTCTTTAGCTTTTGGTATTAAATCCACTTCTGCTTTTATAAAGTCTTCTATCTGCTTATAGTCTATCTCAGCATCTTCGCCGTCTTTAGCTTTTGGCAGAGCATTAACCGCCTCTTTGATAAGTCTATCCATTTGAACAGTTAAGTCTTCTATCTGCGTATTGATTAAGTCTCGGTCTTTTGAGTATTCGCCCTCAAAACTGTTTAACTCTTCTACTAAATCATCTGTTTTTGCTTTTAAGTTTGCTAATGCTTCAAAGAGAGTTGGCAACAAGACTTCATCCATTTTATAAGCCTAGTTTGTTTCTGATTGCGTCAAGTGTTGAATTATTTTTCTCAGTTTCAGGGGGTGCTGATAGTAGAGGTGCTTCCACTTCTAGTTTTGCCTGCCATTCCTCATAGTTTTCAGTTTCGCTGACTATTTCCCCTTTTTGGAATTGTAAAAATATATCTTCTTGAGAAAGTCCGCCCATTTGCCAAGTTTCTACCAGGGCTTTTATCATCTGAGGATTCATTTCAGTTAGTTGATAGTCAGTATTTAACTTATACGATACTTCGCCACTTGTGCCTAACCATTCCGCCATTATGTCAAGTGCGCTCTTTATTCCTCTTGAGCAAGTGTTAGCAATAGACACTAAAGTTGCTCTTTCCCCTGCGCTTCGCATAGCAACTGTGTTTTCTGCTTCTGCAACATTCTTATCAGAAGTTAATAAGTTTGCGCCAAGTATTGTCATTGTGCTTTTAAGTTCTTTTTTCTCTCTCTCCAGAGTACCAAGTCCATCACCTTTAAACTCTAAGAATTCTAGTTTAGCTTGTGGATTGTCGAATAGGTGAAACTTTGAGCCACCAAGTGCTATGCTGTCTCCATCTTTCATCTGAACACCTGCACCCCATCCTGTTGGCAGTGCTGTAAAGTGCATGCCGTGATAGTAGTCAACATTTGTTTTGAAGTGGGTTAAGTTTACATCTGCTAGATCATATAGAGGAGATTTAGCGGGTGTGATTTCTAATGATGTTGGAGTAATTGGAATGAAAGGAATTGAAGATAAAGCTTTTCCTTTGATTCTAGGTTGTACTATATCGCCTTGTATAAAAGTCTTTGCCGTTCCTTCTGCTACTTCCTCAAAGATTGTTTGGGTATATACACCCTCTACTAAATGAAGCACTCTATAAAAGGTCTTCGGCTTATTAGTGAACATATCTACCCACTCGTCCTTTTCTTCCATTAAAACTACCATTGATAAGACTTGCTGATTGTTTATTATTTCATGCTTCCAATTGATTATACTTTCTGTAGCGTACATTCTTATAAACGGTCTTAGATTAAGAGCTTCCGCATCTGCTTCTGTCATGCCTGCTACATCAACACTTGGAGCGTCAACAAGTAAACCAACACGACCAACTGTTTCAACTTCCTCAACTGTTTCTTGTGCCAAGTCTGTGAGCGTTTTACCTTGAGCGTCAATGTTTTCTTTTAAATCCATAAGTGCTTTTGGAGCTGTGAATATAGGCTCTTTTGAGAAGATTAAGCCCGTTAAGCCGTCAAGAGTTCTTTGAGTGAAGTTTTCGTATGATGGACGGTTGGCCATAGCTTTGTATTCTGTGTCGGTTTGCCCGTCAAGACTTGGAACATAAGTAGTGCCGCCTGCTTTTATCGCTTTGCTTCCCTCTACAGAATCCCTTAAAAACTTCCAAGTGGTTACATTATCTGTGTATTGTTCGTGCTTTGTATCTACTGTGGACATGGCAACTC